GTGCAAGGTCAATACGCATCTTCTCACCTTCACTAAATGATGTATATGAAAAATCATCACGGTAACGTGACTTGATTGTTTCCTCAAAATTTTCATCCAGAGTAAAGTTAACATAGAACTCCATAGACGTTAGATAAGTGTTGATCAACTTGTTCATGACAGGAAGATATTGCTTAATAATTTTAGTTTTGATGCCAGTATCTTGAAGCATACTTCTAGAAGCTTCATCATATATTCTCTCTTCTCTCAAATTTGATTTTGCTTTTAATAAGTCACTGAGAGACTCTTTGAGTTTTTCAATTTCATTAATATCATTATCACCTACATTACCATTTTCTAGATGATCAACTTCATTATACAGGGTCATATTAAATATTTCTAATTGACCAATAGAACTATTTTCTTTTGCAATCTCAACATTGCAAGATTGTATATTTTTATTAACTTCCTTAATTGTAACAATCTTTGATTCAGCTGATTTTAATTCTTCTAACAATTCTTCCATACCAGAAGTTAATTTTTCAGACTTAGAATTTTCTGTATCAATCATACCCTTTTTAAAAGTTTCATCAATGTGTTGCTGGCAGGTTGGGCAATCTTCATTTTTTTCAAAGAAACCAATAAACCTAGTGTGTGTTCTATGTTTCTCTTTTAGTTGTGAGTGAATATCTTTAAGCTTATTATATCTGTCCTCAATATCTGTAGAATTTTCAATCTTCTTATGCATAGACTTAACATCATTTTCAAAATCTTTTATCTTTGCTTTTTTCTTAAATACCTCTTCCTCGTTTCCACTGATAAGGTTTCTCTTCTCAGCCAACAACTTTCTTTTATTCTCTTTAATATCTTCAACATATTTCTCTTTTAGAATAACCTCTTGTTCTACTAAATTATACTTATGTTCTATCTCTTTATATTCTTCATCAATCGTCTTTAATTTTTGTTTGACAATCATATTCATTAGAGAGAAAATCTGTATATCCAAAATCTCTTCTACAACGTCACGGCGGTGTCTAGCCTTCAATTGCATGAATGGAACAAATGTTGAACTACCTAGAATAACAACCTGTGTAAAACTGCGATAGTTTAACTTTAAAATTTGTTGTTCTAAATATTTTTGATAATCTTTAGCATTTGCGTCCTGATTATACATCTTACCATCAATATAAATCTCAAATATATTTGGTTTAATTCCACGAATAACTTTTAGTTTCTTTGAACCAATAGAAAATTCCACCTCAACAAGAGCAGAACTACCATTGACAGTATTAACCAACTGCATCTTATTGATACTACGAAACGCTTTACCAAACAAACCGAAACATAATGCATCAAGAATCGTAGATTTACCAGCACCATTCTCACCAATAATAAGAGTAGTGGAGTCTTTATCTAATTGAATTTCTGTGAAATTATTGCCTGTTGATAAAAAGTTTTTCCATCTCACCGTCTTAAATATAATCAAATTTCTAAATCCTGTGCTTCAGTATATAAAGTTCTCATTGTATTTTTGAGTCTACTTTTACTTAGGGAAACATCAAGATCATCAATGTAACGTTCAAGCAAAGTCATAGTGTCTTCTGTATTCTCAACAATATCATCAGAGACATTGTTAGCGTCCAGTTCAGAGAAGTCCTCAATAATCTTGACTTCATAACAATCTGCCTTCAGCAACTTATCAACAAATTTATCAAACTCATATAGGTCTTTCTTATTGACCACAATCAATTTAACATACTTATTCTTATATGATGACATATCACAGTTAATTTCTTGACTGTCATCGTAATAAATCTTAGAGAAAATATTAAGAGGATTTACAATTCGTTCCAACTCTCTCTTCTCTGTATCGAATACATGAAATCCCTTGGGGTCATTCCAATCGTTCCAATAGATTTCATATGGTGTGCCAAGATAAAATATTTGGCCATCATCTGATTTATGGTGGTAGTGACCACTCATTACCATGTCAAATCTATTGAACTCTTGTCTGTCCCAGCCATGATCCATAACCATACCCTTCTGCATCTCAAAACCATTTAGTTCCAAATGGCCCATGCAAACTTGAGCATCAGCTGTTTTTAACATCTTCATAGTATGAGTCATATTTTCTGCATTTATCCAAGGCACAAACAGAATCTTACATCCATCAAACTCTACTTCGGTAGTTTTCTCATATACGGTAATATTGTCATACCTACCGTCTACAAGTTCATGTAAGGAGTTTACAGCGTTAGTGTTCTTATAAAAGGTGTCATGGTTCCCGACTAACATGTGTAAATTAATATTTGCAAATTTATCAACAAATCGTTCACGAAAATCTTTAGCAGTCTTGTATGATACAAATTTTCTTCTATCCATCACATCACCAAGATGAATAACATTAGTAATATTATGCTCTTCTAGATATGGGAAAAATTGTTTCTCATAAAATTCAAAGAAATAATCATTGAAATTAGAATTATCATTTCTTGCCCCAAAATGTGTATCAGTGATTAAAGCAATTTTCAATCTTCTGGCTCCATAAAAACTTCAAGACCTTTAACCTTGATTGTTTCTTTCTTTTTAGGTTTATATACATCTTCATCTGGAAGCATATTATTCATTAAAGTCTCATCAATACTATAAACGGTATTATCACCCATCATTGTAGTATAAGGTTCGTAGTGTTGCTTTTGAATAGACATATTTTTAATATGAACTTGTTTTTTCTCAGCTTGTATCCTACGCAAAAATGCATAGTAAATTATCTGAGTGAAATATGCAAAGGGATTTTTTGATTTCTCAGGGGAAAAATTGTGTGCATATTGAAGACAATTCTGGATGCCATCCGAAATCATTTCATCTCTATACGAATAATTGATAAAATTAGGGCGATATGATAAATGGGTTGCAATCTTCAAAAAACATTCGCCAATGTAATTTGTTAATGGGGGCGGAGTATCTCCTACCTCTGCTGCATCTTTATAATTATCTTTCCATTCTGTTATTGCTTCAAGAAACTTAACATTATCAACATAATGAACACTTTTTTTCTTTGCCATATCGACTCCTATCTAATTAGAATATAGTAACTATATCCCATTTAACCACTTTTGTCAATGTCCTTTTTATTTTTAAAAAGAGTATTGACTCTTAGCTAAAATAACGGTATAGTAACTATGCTGAGTCTTCAATGAATAGTAATAGGATCATTGAGTTTATCTAATGCTTCTTTTAATTCAATTTCGGATAGTTGATCATCTGTTGGCTCTTCCTCTAAAAATTCTTCTATATTTAACTCTTCATTATAGCTACTAATTTTAGAAACACAATAATTATAATATCGTGTTAGTCCTATAGACGGGAGTGTGCTCATAACTATTTGAGCAGGATTTACATCTACCCACTCATTTTCACTCATAGGATGAACCCACGGAGAAAGATTTAGAGAATCTACATCTCTACTCACTCTACTCATTAATTTAATTTTTAATGGATAGAATATTCTAACAGCACCACTATATTCAAAATCTTCATAGCTATGTTCAGCTGATCCAATAATAGATTCACCAGTAGATAACTTTAATAGTATTAAATTTTCTGGTTCATATGTCATTTCAAATTTACCTTATCTATTTTAAAATTAAACTTTTGTTCCTTATATATATTTATACGTTCTTTAAAATGTCTTAGGGTAAAATTAATCCTATCGCTGGTTGATAAATCGTCTGATATATCAAAAAGCCTGAGTTTTTTGTCATATCCTGACTGACGCAATCCACGACCAAGGGACTGCAAGACTCTGATTTTTGACTTTGATGGGGATGCGAACACGATGTTATGAATATTGCGAATATTGATACCAGTGCTAAACGTACCATATGAGGCAATAATGATTGAGTCTTTTTCATTTTCTACTATTTCCCTTATTTCCTCTCTAGTATTTGTATCTACTCCTCCATAAACAAAAAATACTTTCCTATCTTTGTATTTATCCTTCATTTGTTTATAGAGAACCTCACCATGTTTTTCTACAAACTGAAACAGACACAAAGTATTACCAACACAATTATCCATAAGGTTGCAAAGAAAATCATTTCTTTTGGCTTTAGTGATGATAAATTGCAGCTCTTCTGCATAATCAAACTCCTTTACTATTTCTCTATCTTCTTTGGGATAGTTTAAAACTATACATTTAATTTCTAAATCTGCTAATGTTTTATTATCAATTAATTCTTTAGTTGTTATAACATATTTGGCTTTACCAAATAATCCCTCTAACACTAATCTATGTGTTTGAGTTCCATCTAATGTGCCCGTCAATCCAAAACGATATTCACATGTATCCATTTTAGTTAAAATACCAGTTAAAGATTTAGCTTTAAATAAATGTGCTTCATCTCCTATAACACATCCAAATTGCCTAAAGTATGGACGTTGTAATCTATGAATAGATTGCCATGTGGAAATAACTACATCTTTAGTTACTTTTTTATCATGACCTTGATATATTTTTTGACAATATGTTTCAGAGCTCCAACCATAATCATCGAAATCTTTATACATCTGTTCTACTAAAGATGTAGTTGGTACTAATATTAAAGTTTTCAATCCTTTCATATTATAATAACGAATAAGACAATAAATTATTAATGACTTACCAGAAGCAGTAGGAGAAATAAGAAGAGAACGATCTGAACCCAAAGCATGGGAGATCGCATCAATTTGATAATCACGAACTTCAATTCTATTTCCATTAATAGTAGGTCTAAGGCCTTTGATAAATCCTTCGACCAAATATCTGGGCATTGATCTTTTTTTTCTAACTCCTTCTTCAAGAGAGTACTCAATTGATCTAGCATAACAGAATTCCTCTATATATGGGAGAAGCCCATAATATATTTCTCCCGTGATTATATTATATAATCTAATTTTACCATCCCACTGCTTACTTCTATATGCAGGCATATATTTAAAGCCTGGAACTTCAAACGTAAAAAAGTCATTCAACTCTGCTGCAACAGATTGATCAAGATGATTAAGCTTTATATATACCTCATTTTCTTTAGATATTAGCATACTGATATTCTTTCTCAGAACCATAATCTCCTCGTAAGATTATATTCCAAGAAATACTTGTTCGTTCACTAGGTGTTGGTGGAACCCAATGCATTAACCAAGAGGGAAAAATTATACCTGTTCCAACTTCTGCTTCAAACTGCAGCATATTAGAATTTTTGTTAGTAAATTTATTTAGATTAGGTTTAAATGAATGAGCTTGAGGCCTAGGATCAAAGAACTGAATTGGTGAAGCTTCTTCATCACCACCAATATAATAAACTCCAGAAAAGACGTTATTGGAATGGGTATGCGGCGGATGAGAAGTTTCTTTTTTTAAATAATTTCCCCACATATTAGTAATTTCCAAATAATCACAATTGTATCCTAGCTCTCTAACTATATCTGAAGTAATATGTTTAATACAAACACATAATGGATTAAACATGGCTTTTTCTTGTAAATTTGGTTCTGTCTGTGTTATATTTTTGTCTGTGTTATATTGTGATTGAATATATTCAACCATATCATCAACTGGGAATTTAGATTTAAATTGATGTATCATTGTTGGAAATGCTAGATACTCATTTATTTCATAGTCTATTTCAGTCATTAAAATCCTCCTGCAACAAATTTTTTCCAATCTTGTGCGTGTTTTATATCCCAGCTTCTATTATCAATAGACTTAATTATACCATCAATAAACTGCAATAACGTTTCATAGTATTCAATTTTTAATTCTATGTCAATGATATCGTCATCAGAATTTATATAAACTCCAAGGTCAGTTTTTAAAACTTTTAGATCAAACGGTTTTGCAGCGTAAATCTTAGCATCAGATTTACCACCATAATATTCCCATTTCTGGCGATACAATCTCTTGTGATCAGCCTTCAATTGAAACATATGTAACCTATACTTAGATTTATAGTCTAACCATTTTGGTTTTATTATTTGATTTTTATATGATTGTTGGTGTAAATCTTCATCATCTAATATAATAAGGTCTTCTTTGGCTTCCGCCTGCAACTCAGTTAACTTATCCATTTATTCTCCATTATAAAGTGTGTATAGTATATGATTGATACGAAAATGAAGCATCAACCCTCAAATAATCAACATCTGTTGCTCCCTGATCATATTGTAAAGAACTTATAGACGTAGGATACATATCTCTAAATCTAACTTCTACAATAGGATTATTATGATTACTTAAAATACTTAAAGTAGCATCTGATGTCATAACTCTATCAGCACTTGCAACATTACCTGTTGCTGAAACAGGAGTTGCAATAGCAGCAGCTGTTTCTGAATCTACAGCCGTTGTATCCCTAAATTCAGAAAATTGTTCTCTACTTCTAGGAAACCCATGACCAACCAACCAATTATGAATAGTAATATAGTTTTCTAATTTTTCATCTACGATAAAGGATAGATTAAAAGTATCATATGTAAGTTCATCACCAGCAATTGGTATTTGTCTAAATGGAGTTGAAAATACAGCTTCTCCTAAAGTGATGCCGGGAACTGATGCAACAACAGTAAAGTATTCAACTTTAGGAAGTTGATTTATTACAAATTTAAATTGCGTAGGACTTGCATAGTCTAAACTCGTTGGTTGCCGTTCTAATGCTTTAATTACCATACATATATTTATAAGAGAAAAA